CATCGCGGGCGGCTTCGGCCTGCCGGGTCAACTCGTCGGCGATCTGCTGATTCGGTTCGGCCAACGCCGCTTCAAGCAGTCGGTCCTTCATCTCTTCGAGCCGTTCGACGCCGCGGGGGTCGGTGAGCAGGTCGAGGAAGTCGCGGTAGTTCAACCCGAGTTGGTTGAACAGCGGAATGAGATCCTGCGTCTTGGATGTCAGGCCGAGCAGTCCACCGCCGCCGAACAGGCCGGTTTCGATGTCGATGCGGCCGGTCTCTTGGATCGTGTCACGCAGATGGTCGACGACGGTCTGACCTTCGCGCAGCGCGTCGAAGAACTCTTCGACCTGTTTCTCGTCGAACGCCTTCTCTGCGGCGACCGCGCCCATCGCCTGCTGGACGAGGATCGTGGCCGCGGCCAGGCCGGCCATCGGCCCGGCGACCTTGGCCAGGTTCGACATGGCGATGTTGCCGTCGACGGCGTACTCGGCGAGCTGGCCGACACCGACACCCAACGTGCCGACGACCCCGCCGAGTTGGCCGAGATCCTGGGCGGCGTTCCCGGCCAGGTTGGCCAGCACGCTGCGGGACTGGTCGCTGTTGGTGCGGACATGGTCCAGTTCGTCGGACACGCCCCGCAGGCCGGCAGTTGTCGCTTCGAGCTTGACGTCGTCGACGCTTTTCAGGGTGGACGCCAACTCTTTGGCGTTCGCTTCGATCGTTTCGAACTCGACGCCGGCCCGGCGCAGCGACTGGACCATGCCGGTGAGTGATTCGCCGTCGAGCTCGCCGAACTCTTGGCGGATCTTGCCGACCGTCGTAATGGTCTGTTTCGCCTCGGCCGTCGCCTTCGACATGCCGTCGACCATCTTGCGGAACGCCTGCTCCGACTTGGTGCCGGCGTCGTCGAACGCTCCCTCGATGTCCTTGCCGGCGGTCTCGGCGGCCTTGCCGACCTTCTTGAATTCGGAGGTGGCGTCGGAGGCGTCGACGTCGACCTGATAGCGGATCTTCTCGCTAGCCACCGGTCAACGCCTCCGCGTAGATCTTCTCGACGACCTCGGTCACCGCCGGCTCGAGGCGGTCACCGGCACGGGTCCACGCCCGCTCACCGGAGCTGCCGGGATGCCAGACATGGGCCGAGTACAGGCCGTCGAAGAACAGGGCCTCACCCTTGCCTTTGCGTTGTTTGGCGCCACGACCGCCGCCGGGGTAGATGTCGTGGGGTCGTGTCCCGGACTCCCGCATCGCCCACCCGCCCGCGTTCTTCGGGGCCGGCAGGAACAGCACAGAGATCCGGTCCGTGGTGTCGGCGGTGATCTCGTAGCGGGTGGCCAGGATGCGGCCCCACATCCGCGGGGCGCCTTTGTTGATCGCTTTGACACCGGCCTGGCCGATCTGCTTGCCGACCTTGCGATTGGCTTTCTTCAGGTCGCGTTCGGTGTCTCGGATCAGCGCTTCAAACGTGTGCCCTACCGGCTTGACAGTGATCCGCACGGGGTCACACGCCGGCGCCCTCGATGACGATGGTGGAGACGCCGAACCCGAACATGACGTCAGGCTTGCGGGAGCACGGCAACGACAGGGTGGCGGTCAGCTTCGTACGGGCGTCGCCGCCGATCGTGCCGGAGATGACACGGCAACGGCCGATCGCCTTCGGCGCCACGTCACCGCTCAACGACAGATACCAGTACGCCTCTTCGGTGTCGTGCTCGAACAGGAAGCGGTTCATGCCGGCCATCACGTCGGGGTCCTGGAGGAACGTGATGTCGAGGTTGTACGACGTGACACCCACCGTCGTCGTCGTTTCCTCCGGCCCACAGAACGTGGCCGGGGTCGAATCGGTCGACGTATTCGGACTGGCGGTCAGAGCGCCCGAGGTGACCTGACAGGTGAAGTCGGTGTAGTCGGCGATGACAGCCGTGTCGGCGGTGGCACCGTCGGGCGCCTGCCAGTCGGCGTCGTAGCCGACGGCGGCGGTGTCGACGATGGCGAGGCCGAAGCTCCCCGTCTCGATCTGAAAAACGTGTGAGGCCATCGCAGCTATTTCTCCTGTGATAGGGTTCCGACATGGCGAAACGAATAGATCCGGTCGAAAGGTTCTGGTCGCGGGTCGTGCGAAACGAGACCACGGGATGCATGGAGTGGACGGGACAGACGAACTACGGCTACGGAATCCTGTGGGTCGACGGCAGCGGGCGACGTGTCCATCGACTCGCCTGGGAATGGGCCAACGGCCCGGTCCCCGAAGGTCTCGTGATCGATCACCTCTGCATGAATCGGGCCTGCGTCAACATCGAGCACCTCGAAGCCGTCACCCAAGAGGTCAACACTCAACGTCGAAGTCGAGCAGCGATCGAGGGACGGGGCGGCGGCTGCCCGAACGGCCACCCCGCTACCGAGATCAGATTCGGGGCGTACGAATATGGCACCAAGCGCTACTGCGCGGCGTGCCATCGGGAACGAGCAGAAGCCAAACGGCGGGCCGAGAATCGGACGCCCCACGTCCCGGCTGCCCTGCGCGACGCATGCAACAAGGGGCACCCCTGGCCAGAATTCATGAAGATCGGACCTCGCGGTGGTTACCCGTTCTGTCGGGAGTGCCATCGGTTGAGCGAGGAACGCCGTCGGGAGGAGCGTCGTCGTCACACCGACGCTCCCTGAGGCCAGGCGGGGACGGTGACGGGGTCGGGGGGACAGAACACTCGGGCGTCGACAGTGACCTCGACGTCGACGACGTACTCACGTAACTCTTCGGCCCGACCCGCACCGGCATCGACCGTGCCAGGGGTAAACCCGGTCGGCCGGTACGGGACGAGTTGCACCCACACCGCTTCCAACAGCGTGTCCAAGATGCGGCACTGTTCGTCGGGGGCGCCGTCGGCCACGATGTGAACCGGATACGTGGCGACGGTGAAAGCGTCGTCGAGGCTGCCGTCGGGTTGACCGATCCAGATGCACGGGGCGACAAGGTTGCCGGGCGGGTACAGGTGTACTCGCCCCGCCGGCAGCAGAGGGGCGAGCACACCGTGGAGGGCCTGACGCGCCGCGGTGAGGGCGAGACCGGTCACGCTAAGCCAACCCGCGACGCTGTTTCCACGGTGCGACCATTGCTCGCACCCCGTACAGCGGATCCGAATAGACAGGGGTTTGGGCGCCGGTGTCGCCCCAGCCGCCGGCCGTGCCAAACGGGGCGTCCTTACGCCGGTACTGGTTGCACGTCGCCAACGCCGCCGCCTCCAAGATGGGTTCGGGGCACAGGGCGGGCAACGGTTCGCAACGGTCGAGCTCGGCGTCGATGAGGACGCCGACGACGGTGACGGCCCGGTTGACGGCGGCCAGGTCCGGGTCGGTCGGCGACTCCAGGCGGAGCATGGTCAGAGCACGGGCGGCGATGGTGTCGTGCTCCCCCACCCACCACGGGTCGACGGCCAGGACAGGCATCAGTCGCCGACGAGGGTGGTGCGGGCCTTGCCCGCCGCTTCGGCGGCGAGCACGGCGTCGGCCTGGTCAGGGTGGGCGGCCAGGTACTCCTGGACTTCGGCCACGGTGTGCTCGCCGGGGTCGAATGACTGGGACACCGCGGCCGCCTTCGGTTCGGGTTCGGGCGGGGCGGCGACGTCGAGCGAGTAGTCAACTCCGACGACCGCCGAGTTGATCAACCCGGCCGCAGCGTCGCTCACGGCACCGTGTCGATCGAAATGATCGAACCGGTCTGCTGCACCACCGGCACGAAGTCACCGGCGTAACCGACCTGCACACCCCACACCGACGGCTCGACGACTTGCAGGGCGGTGCCGGCCTGCTCGAACAGTTGAACGCCGGCCGTGTTGATCAGCAGGGCCTGACCGGTGGACAGGCCGGGGGTCATCACGACAGGAATGCCGGAGATGGTGCCCATCGGCCCCGAGTTGAACGACCCGGCCATGAACCCGGTGCCCTGCGAGTTGGTCGCCCCGTACGGTGCGAACGATGCGGCGAACTTGCCGAGATCACCAGGGGCCACGGCAAGGAACACCCGGCCGGCACCCTTCACGTTGGTGTAGGTGACGGCGACCGCGGCCCACAGGGCGGCGGAGATCTCCTCGCCCGACGGCGACGCGTCCAACGCCGTACCGGCAGTGGCACCGGCGAGCAGGGCGGTGCCGGTGGCCGTCTCGGTGGCCGTGGCGTACTGGGCGGCCAGGTCGTTGATGACCATGTCGAGGATCTGCGGCGACGTCCGGTTGATGTCCTGGCGTGACACGTTCACGTAGCCGCCGTAGGTCACCGGGGTGATCGACGTCTTCGTGATCGTCATCTTCTGTGACGACATTTCCGCTTTCTCGGCGGATTGAGCTGCGACCGTCGTGTGCTGGGTCACCTTGGCGTAGGCCCACGACCCGGTGCCGAGCGGGGTGGTACCGATCGTCGAGATGACGGGGCGGGCCGCGTCGATGAAGTTGACGAGCGGTCCGACGATCTGCTCGGGGAGCAGACCGGGGTTGTCGCTGGTGGTCTGGTGGGCGGCGACACGGTTGAACGACTCCAACCGGTCACCGGCCTCGCGGTCACCGAGGGCGGCGACGTAGAAGTCGGCGACGTACGCCGCGATCGACCGGTACTCGACGTCGCCGCGCAGCTCGCCGCGGCCTCGCATCCGGTCGATCTCGGCGTTGATCACCGCCGCCCGGTTGCGGGCGTCGATGGCGATCTTCGACGACTCACGCAGCGGTTCGAGCTGGACGACCAGTTCGCTGATTCGGGCTCGGGCTCGGTTGATCCCTTCGAGCTCGGAGTCGGTCAGGTCACGGTTGGCGGACTGGGCATCCTGGGCGAATCCCTGGATGTACTGGTTGCGTTCCTCGATCTCATTTTCGAGGCGGCGGATCAACGCGTCGGAATGCGGCGCGGGGGCAAGTGTGGGCACAGTCGGCCTCCGGTACGTAGAACAAATGGGTTCTCCGTAGGGCTCCGTCACCCGCTGCGGCCCGCCACGTCCTACGTGTCCAGTCGGCCGGTAGTAGCGATGCGTCTACTTGCGAACAAGCATACGCATGTTCGGCTATGTCACGTCAAACGGCCCTGACCGCGCAGGTAGACGAACACTTCGTCGAGGTGCGGTGTGCAGGCCGGTTCCCACACCGCCGGCGGCGCCGGTGTGGCTGCTCGGACGGCGAGCACTTCGGCGCCTTCGTAGGCCGGGTTCGGCACCAGGGCGACGTGGTCGAGGAATGCTTTGGCGATCGACCGGCGTGTACGCCCGTCCGACCACATCTGGTCGGACGGCCGTACGGCCATGCCGACCGATGCGCCGAGCACGCCGTCGGCGGCGAGTTGCAACGTTTAGTCACCCAGGGTAGTCGCCGAAATCCGCAGTTCGGTCACCAGGCCGACGTCGCGGCCGGGGTGGATGGCGCGGGCCAGGCCGACGGTGCGGGTCACATCGTGGTCCCGGTTCACTTTCACCCGGCCCGGCCGGCGCTCGACACCGTCGAACGCCCCACGGGCCACCGATTCGGTGACCATCCGCCCGGACCCGGCCGGGTACTCGACGACGGTCGTCTGGTCGTACGGGACGGCGATCACCTCGACGATGCGTTCCACGAAATCGACGGCCGACACCGCCGCGGCGGCCCGCCACTCGACCGGCGCCCGCGGTGGACGATCCACATCGACAGTTTCGGTATCGGTCATGTGAGCACGCCTGACGTGAGTGTGGATGATGGGGCGGCGACGGCGAACCGTTCGATCTCCTGCACCTGCTCGACGGTGAGCACGCCGAGCGATATGAGGATCTGCCATGTCTGTGCCCGTTCCAAAGGTCCGGGGCGGACGAACTCGTCGCGGTTTACCTCGACCGTCGTGCCCCTGGGCAAGGCCCAGCCGGATAGGGCGTTCATGACCGGCGCCGCCCGAGATTTCAGGCCGGATCTCCAGAAGTAGTCGAACACCGAGTTGACGTTGGAGTACGTCATCGAGTCGCCGCCGGACGGCAGGCCCATCAGGAACGGCGGCACCCTGAGCAGTACGGCGATGCGGGACTCGGTCATCTGGGCCAGTTCGACGACACCCATCTCGGCCGGGGACTGCTGCGTTGCGGTGAACTCGACACCGCCCGACAGCACGGCCGGCAGGCCCATCGACGACATGCGGGCGTTGACCCATTGTTCCTGCAACCCGGCCGCCTGCTCACTGGACAGCGGGTCGGGGTGGGTGATGATCCCCGACGGCAGGGCGCCTCCGCCGACAAAGCTGGAGATGTACCGGCCGAGCAGGCGGGCGGCTACCAGGCGGGTGCGTCCCGCTTCGAGCGGGCCGTGGCCGTGGGCGTCGGACGTGCGGGACTGGTAGCGGACGTGCAGGATGTCGCCGGTGACATCCATACGGCCGATCGTGTACCGGCGGCCATGCGACGCCATTTCGACGTTGACGAGCCACGGGTCGACGACATGGAACCGGGCCGGCCACCCCGTCGCATAGCGGGCCGTGGCCAGGACGAACACCTCACCGAGCTGGTAGTCCCACCACAACTGTTTGGCGAACTCGTCCCACGACGTGTACAGGTCCGGGTCCGGGTTGGTCAACCATTCGTCGTCCAACGACGGGGCGGCGCCGACAAGGTACGGGGGCATCGTCGACAGGAGGGAGGCGACAAGGTCGACGCAGGCCCAGGCGATGTCGGTCAGGTCGTCGACCCGGTTCGACCACAACGGTGTTTCCCACTCGGCCGGCCACCCCGACCACGGCGACGGCCGAAGAACCGACCCCGGCCACGACGACGCCTCCCCGACCGACGTCACCGTGACGCCGTTCGGGTCGCCCGGCGTCACCTGCGACGTCGTGCCGACCGACGCCGGATCGACCGGCGGATTGGCGTTGGGGGTGACGGGGTCAGTCGGGCGGAGCTGGCGGTGCTCGACGTCCCGTTTGGCCACGGAACCCAAGCATACGCCTATAGCAGCACAGGTGTACGAATTGCAACTCGTCAGGCGACGAGCGGCCTGCCCAGATAATCGACGTCACCGGCCGCAGTGGCCCGACCCAGGTAATCCTTGGCGGCGGTGGAGATCGTCGCCAACGCCCGACCGAGATGATCTTTGGTTCTGGTGGTGGTTGCCATGCCCCCCAGTATGCGCTTAGTGGATGGTCGGCACCGCAGGCGGGGACTGGGCGAAGTACAACGCCCACAGCGCCGCTTTCAACACGTCTTGGCGGCCTTCGGAGACGAGGGCCAGGCCGTCGGCCACCGATCGCACACGGGCCGACGCGATCTGGGCGTCGAGGTCGGGGGTGCGGTCGTGCACGATGCGGCCGTCGGCAATCATCGACCTGAGCACCGCAGCACCCCGCCGTGTCTCGATGCTGCCGGCCCGTTGCATCCGGCCCGGCATGTCCGCCGGCACCGACCGCATCATCGACGCCCCCACCAACAGGCGGGAATGCGGCGACTTCTCCAAGAATTTGCGGGCGTTACGCAACGCCTCGTCCCACGACTCGCATGCTTCGCCGTCGACCTCGAACCGTTCACCGTCGCCCGCCACATAGGCGACCGCCGCGCCCCGCCCCCAGTAATCCTCCACCGCCACCCAGCCGGGCACGGTCGGTTCGACGGTGCCGTGACACTTCGCCCACACGTCGACGTCGATCAACGACTCGCCGCTCCCCCGTGATGCGAGCGACGGCCACCGGTTGTACCACTGGGCGTCCACCGCGATCCGCAGTTCGTGGCCGGGCGGGGCGGCGAGGGCGCGGGCGACGGCTTCGCCGATGTCCAACTCGCGGTTGGCCGACCAGCGGGGCGACGCCTGCCTCGCCGCGACCGGGTCCCCGAGGTCGAGTTCGGCGTCGGCCGACCATTCCAAGATGAGCATGCGGCCCGGCTCGCCCAGCTCGGCGGTGGCTTGGAGCCGGTAGGTGGGCATCAGATCCGTACACGCCGAGTGGGACGTCGAGACGAGCAGCAACTGGGCTTGTTCGCGTTCGACCAGCGTCGGCGACAGGTTCTCCGTGATCGTCCGCAACGCCACCCCCTGCGCTTCGTCGGCGATGGCCAGCGACACCGACGACCCGACCACCGCGGTCTGGGAACGGACGACGTGGGCGCCGCCGTCGGGCTTGTCGATCCGCTCGGTGCCCGCCCCCCGCCGCACGTCGAACCCCCGCTCATAGGCGCGGGGCACGCCCCGCCACCACACGTCCAACGCGTGCCGCAACGTGTCGGCCGTATGCATGACGAGTTGGGGTTCGCCGAACATCACGCCTTGTTCGGAGCGCCAGTCGGCCAGGATCGACACGAACACCGACTTGCCGGACTGGCGGGCGACGGACAGGAACACGTCACGCCATACCAGCCGCCCGGACCGGTCGTGTTCGAGCAGGCGGATGGCCACGAGGCGTTGC